TTTAATCCTTTTTCATTAATACTGTTTACTAACTGCCCACGATTAATTTTTCTGAATGGTTTATTAAACAATCCAAAACATAAAGCATCCAATAGAGTAGACTTCCCTGCTCCATTAGATCCTACTATCAACGTTGCTGGACTTTGATCTAATTGTATTTCAGTCCACTGATCACCTGTGGAAAGAAAATTCTTCCACTTAATATTTTCAAATACAATCATTCTTTAGGTAGTGGAGGAATAATTAGGTCATCTTTTTTAACGATGGAATATGCATATCCAAATTTCTCGCAGTTAATTGCGACAGAATCAACATCAATATCCATCAATTCTAATGGTTTAGAATAATTATTTGATTCTAATAGAGTCATATAACGTTCTGCATCTGCTTCTTGTTCAAACATATGCACAGTTTTTATACTGCTTCTATTTTTAACAGCATAAACACCACCAGTTTTTTTATCTACTAGAATGAACATTACAGCTCCGATGCTTCCATGTACAGAGATCTCATAATGTCCTTGACATTACTCTTATCAACTTTAAGATCTATTTCATCTATGTAGTTATCAAGTAATGTCATAGTATCTTCGGTTTCCATATCCGAGCTACCATCTTCTAATTCAACACTAAGGTCTTCGATGATCTTGAGATCAGCAAGACCTATAGATTGAAGTTGCCTTACATTATAGTCGAATTTAGAGTGATCACCCTTATCTTCTACGATAAGTTTAACATAAGTACCCTTAATTTCTTCTTCATCAGGTATGGCAACCCCTCCATTATAATACAACTTATGGAAAGTGTCAAATGGATTCCTATAGAAAGTAGTTTTAAGAGTCTCTGTGTCAAAGACATGGAACCCTCTCTTACATCCATAATCATTCCAATATAATTGATAAGGATTACCAAGATAGTATATATTATCTTTGTTGCTTTTGGAATGGTAATGACCTGTGAATACTTTTTTAAATTTCTTATACTGAGACCTATCAGTCCCTGTCTCCATCACATGACCAGGATGAGCTTCAAAGCCGTTAAGCTCAAGATGGCCCATACAGACAGGTGCAGTACTTTCTGTGATGCTTCGTAAGGTTCTGTCTGAGTTATCATCACATATCCAAGGCAACAGAAGAATATCAAGACCACCAAAGTTACGGGTAGTAGGTTGATCGATGATATCGATGTTGTCATAGCTTCCCAATAATTCTGTTGGAGCATTAATCCTTAAAGTATTCTTGTAGTAGATATCATGATTACCTATTAGCATAGTCATATGACAACCCAATTCTTTAATAGGGTCAAACCACATATCCTTTGCCTGATCAAGAGACATGAAGTTAATGGATCTACGTTTATCAAACGTATCACCAAGACATATAATATCTTTTATTTTTGATACTCTTAAAAAAGGTATTACAATCTGACTATAAAACTTTTTATAATGATCCAGAAAATATTGATTATCATTCCTAACACCAAAGTGTTGATCAGTAATTAATAATACCTTCATCGCTTAGAGTTCATCTCAACACGATTTTTAATTCCTGCATAGTCACCATCATGACCATCAGTAGAAAATACATGATCGTATCCAGACTTCTCTAAAATCTTATCTTTGATATCCATTTGACGTTTCTCTTTAGCAATACGACGTAGGAAAGCATAATACACTATCTGTGTAAAATATGCAAATGGATTCTTACTTTTTGATGGATCGAAATTATCTATGTATTGTATACAATTTTCAATTCCATCACAGACCATATCATCTTTATACATGTAATTGATAAAGTTTGGTCTATAAGATAAGTGTGTTGCTATCTTTAAAAAACATCCACCAATATAATTATTCACACGAGGTTTAGGAAGACCCTGCTCCTCTGCATGTTTGACTTTCTCTTTATACTTTACGATAGCAGCAAGAAAGTCAGCATTATTAACATAATGTTGTTTCTTTTTAGGAGCAGCTTTCCTCATATTATGTTCTCCTTTCAGTGTTTCTATTGTAACAGGGCTTGACAAGATTGTCAATCACCTATAGACTAACCATGTCAAGGGTTCAGGGGTTATTATAAAGTCTTTCAAATATAGCTCGAGCCTCATTTACTTTTCCTAGATATCCAGGTACTTCTTTTATGTCTGCTCTTCTGCGTTGTTGACGTTTTACTTTTTCTTCACCAGTTTCCTGACCGCAGTCGGTTGATAAGAAAGTTTCGTACATTAACATTACTTCCTTACTCATCGATGCAACAGCAAGAATATCTTTTTCTCGTAATATAAAAAATTCTTCGTCGGAAAGTTGCATCCATTTGTGAAATCCTATTCCACGCATCATTTTATTCTCATCCAACTTCTTATCAATAATTTGTATACAAACAGGATCTTGTATAAATGCAAGACTTTCATTATTTTCAGAAGTTAATACAGCTTTACCTAGAACCTCTTCACCATTAATTAGTTTAAAGATCCCGTGAAATTCTTCATCATGTTTTACGTAAGTTATCATTTGCTTTGAGTTTAATCTCTACGATTTCATAATTAAATTTTTCTTCTCTGTAAATTTTGAGTCTTTCAAAGAGATGTAGGAGAGTATAATTCTTTCCATTATCTCTAGAAATATCATCAGCTATATCATATAGATTTGCTTTTACCTTGTCTCTACCAAGTCTGAGAACTCTTCCGATGGACTGGAGATTTCTGATTCTGGACTTGGAGGGACTGGCGAAGATGACGTTGTGCAACCTCCTAATGTTAATCCCAGTACTGAAAGTGCCATAACTGGCAACAATAATCGAGTCATCTTCATTTTCAACTAATCTCCGTATGTGTTCTCGGTCATCGACATCCACTCCACCATAAACAAAGTGTACAGGTTTGTCTGTGTGACTATTTATCATCTCATACAGGGGGTAACCGTGCCTTTCCACATAGTTGAATAGGACTAAAGTATTACCCTTTAAACTACAAGCAAGATTACGAATGAATTTATTTCTTTGTTCATGTTCTACAAGATAATCCATTTCATCTTGATACCCATCAAATATTTGTTCCTGATGTTTTAATACTAAGATTTGAACTTTTAATTTAGAAAGATGACCTTCTTCCATTAATCTATTTGTTTTAGTTACTTGAGAACATCTACCAAATAGTCCTTCTAATACTAATTGATTAACATTAGCACCATCTAATGTACCAGTAAATCCAATACGATACTTACATCCATGTAACTTAGACATAAGCGTCGTCAGAGATTTAGCCTTGAATAAATGTGCTTCATCACCTATAATGACATCAAATCTCTCAAACCATTTACGAGGTTGCTTATAGATGGATTGCCAAGTTGAGATAGTTACATAATGATTGGTATTCTTTGGTACACCTGCATAAATTTTATGACAGAATACATCTACTTTCCATCCATAACTTTCAAAATCAGTATACATCTGTTCAACTAAAGATGTAGTAGGAACTACAAGCAACACTCTTCTATTAGCATTCACATGAAATCTAGTTAATGCATAAATCATCAACGATTTACCAGAAGCTGTTGGTGACAGGAGTAGTCTTCGGTTATATCTTAAGGACTCATATATTGCCTTATATTGATAATCACGTACCTGTACAGGTAAACGAAGTGACTTCACAAATCCAACGACAGATTCTGGAGTAATTAAATCATTTTTTTCTTCAGGGTGTCCATACTTTTCATGCTCTTTAAATTCGTATGCATACCCTCTTCTTTTAGCCCAGTCAGTAAAATAACTAACAAGACCACAATATATCTCACCAGTAGCAGGGGAATATAGATGTACCTTACCATCCCATCCTCTGTACCTATTTTTCCTCTGCATGTATTTTGCAGACTCTACTTCAAAGGAAAAAAATTCTGCTGCTTCTTGATGTAAATGAGGTTCTGCTTCTACTTTTAAGTAGACTTCATTTTTCTTATGTATAAGGAGGTCCATAAAACCAAGCTACCAACGACTTTCGTATTCCTTTTGTTACTGGTCTGACTCTATGCCACATATCAGATTGAAAGAATACAGCAGAACCTTTTGGTAATTTCACAGTGTCATACCTTGGATTGGTTCCTGGTTTATATATCTCTATATCCAACTCGCCTCCCTCAAACTCATCTTCTGAATTCATGAGTAAGGACATACTAACTTTTCTAATGCATCCATGCATTCTAGGATCATGCGATCTATTATGTTGATCTACATGCCAATCATAAAAATTATCTTCAGTATAAATTCCAAACTGAACTGGTTCACATCCTTGTATATTTAAATTCCATTCAGTTAATTTATTAATTTCTCCTACGACACTCATCAACATCTTGAATAGATTAGTATCGTTAATCCATGCTACTTCACTTTTTCTAATGGTGCTCTTACTTCCTTTACCATCTATAGCACTATCTTTCCATTTTAAATCTTTATTAGATATAGCATTTTTTACTATATCTAATGCTGCTGGAGAGAGTTCTATAACTCTATAAAGATCACCGTATCTCATTACATACCTGCTTGAAACTTCTCCCAATCAATAGCATTTTTAATTTGATAATTGCGATTGTTTATTTGTCGCAATACACTATCAAGGAAAAGTATTGTCTGCTCTATGTAGTCTATTTTTAATTGTAATTTTCTGATATCTTCATCTGCTTCGATGAACATATTAATCTCTTCTTTAGTAGTTAATTTAAAATCAAATGGTGTATCTCTGTATACTG